TGGATTGATTCTGGATACAGTACAGTTGGAAAAGGTGGTGTAGTATCTAAATCCCGATTGGTTACAGCAGAACAAGGTGCTGCGGCTGCTGGTACTGCTATTGGTATCGTAGCCACACAATGGCCCCAATCAACCGATAATTTAACCGCTGATAATGCAACGAAACCACAACAGAAAAAAGTAAAGAAGGTAACCTCTGTTAAAGTTCTTCAGAAAAGACAGAAAGATGCTGCTTCAATAGCAAAAATACGTAAGAGGTCAAGTCAGAAAAGAGAAATGATGAAAATTGGTGTTGCGAAAAATAGAAAAGAAGCTGGATTTTTACTTAAAGAAGGTGCTAGTAGAGTCAAGAAATCAGAACATATAACTGCTCGAAATACTTACTATAAAACTGCAAAGAGATAATAATGGCATACCCAAAAAGTAAAGCTAAATATTATGCAAAATCTTATAATAAGAACTTACTAGAAACTTTTTCTAATCCAGTAGTTCAAGAGGGTGCTCTTTCTGCACTACCGGGTGGCCCTCTTATAAAAAGTGGACTAAAGATTGTAAGTAAAGTTGCAAAACCTCTTGTAAAAGCAGCATCTAAAAAGATAAGAAATTGGTCGGATATACCAGCAAATAAAAGGGCTCTTGAAAGAATGAAGGCCGATTATATTGAAACGGCTCCAATGGTTAATAGACGTAACCAGAGGGATCATGCTGCTAATGAAGTTTTTATGTTGAAACAGTCAGCACTAAAAATAAAAGGAGCAGCAACCAAAGGATACATTAATGCCTCTCTAACTAAGGGATCAGGACTTAGTGTGGCAGCAAATTCAGGAAAATTAACAAAACCTCCTAGTTACCGAACTCATGTTCCCGTAAAAACAAAACAAGTTAAGCCAAAACCCTCTGGACCCTATTCAAAGAAATGAAAGCTACACAAGAAATCCTAGAGAACCTTCATGGAGTTCTGGCAGAAGAATTGATGGCTAGAATTCAGTCGGGAACTGCACTACCCTCGGATATGGCAAATGCAATTAAGTTCTTAAAAGATAATCACATAGAAGGTCTTCCAGTGATTGGATCACCATTAGGAAACCTTGTGGAGTCGATGCCCTTTCCAACCCGAAGTAAACTAATTGAGAATTATGCGAACTAAGAATTACTATATAGTAATACCAATTCTGCTCTTTCTTGGTATCAGTGTTTTTTTGACTACCTTTAGTAGGTTTGCATACGCAAAAGAAGAAAAAACTCTTAATTTTAATACTAAAAGCATAAGAATCCTTTGGATGGCATGTTTTAAAGGAGGTCACCAAGGTCAACAAAAGATTCCTAGTGATGCAGTTGCACTTGTGTGTGACTGTGTTATTGATAAAGCTAGAACTCAATTGTCTTTTGAGTATACTACTCGTAATGCAGGTCCAATAATGAAGAAAGTTTATAGGAGATACTTGCAACAATGTAAGGAAGAAGTTGACTTAACACCAAAACCGTCACTTAGTGCTTAAAGAGGAATAAATATATAGTTATTCATACAATCGTCACCACAGCTACTTTATGATACAAGAGGAACTTAGAGACCTGCGAAACTTTCTGTACGTTGTATGGCACCATCTAGGCCTTCCTGAGCCTACTCCAGTACAGTATGATATGGCTACCTACCTAAACTCCAGCGAGAAGCGTATTGTGGTAGAAGCATTTCGAGGTGCAGGGAAAAGCTATATCACTTCTGCCTTTGCTTGTCACCAGTTGTATTTGAATCCCGAAATTAAGATTCTGGTGGTTAGTGCATCCAAGATTAGAGCAGATGACTTTTCTACGTTTACGATGAGACTGATCCAAGAACTTCCTATTCTTCAACATCTTGTTCCGGGTGATGGTCAGCGATCCTCTAAAATCTCATTTGATGTAAGACCCGCTAAAGCGTCACACTCTCCCTCTGTTAAATCCGCTGGAATCACAGGACAACTTGCCGGTAGCCGAGCAGACATCGTTATTGCAGATGATGTAGAAATACCGAATAACTCCATGACCCAGACTATGAGAGATAAAATCTCTGAAGCAGTGAAAGAGTTTGACGCTATCTTGAAACCCGATGGACGAATCATTTATCTTGGGACTCCTCAAACAGAGATGTCCCTCTATGAGTTACTTCCAGAAAGAGGATATAAAGTACGAATATGGCCAGCTAGGTACCCATCGAATCTAACCAAATATTCTAATAAGCTGAGTCCCTCTATATATACTAGTATAGAAAAGGAACCAGATTTGGTTGGTAAACCTACTGATCCCCTGAGATTTGATGACCTTGATCTTATGGAACGTGAGCTTTCTTATGGAAGAAGTGGCTTTGCCCTTCAGTTTATGCTGGATACCTCACTGAGTGACCAAAATAGGTTTCCACTTAAGTTAAGTGATCTTGTGGTTATGGATGTTGATATAGATAAGGCACCTGAAAAGGTTATTTGGGGTCGAGATAAAGATAACTATATTGATATTCCTAATGTTGGTCTACCCGGAGATTACTTCTATGGACCCATAAGTACTGCTGGTGAATATATCGACTATACTGGATCGGTTCTTGCAGTTGACCCCTCTGGAAGAGGAAAAGATGAAACAGCATATTGTATTATCAAAATGCTGAATGGTACTCTTTACTGTAGTGACTTTGGTGGAATAGAAGGAGGATATAGTAATGATGTTCTTGGAGTGCTTTCGGTTCTTGCAAGAAAACATAAAGTAAATATGATTCTGGTTGAGTCAAACTTTGGTGATGGAATGTTTAGTGAACTCCTGAAACCGGTGCTAACCAAGATTTATCCATGTAGCATTGAAGAAGTACGACATAGTACTCAAAAAGAAAAGAGAATAATTGATGTTCTGGAACCGGTTATGAACCAACATAGACTGGTTATGGATAGAACTGCACTTCAAAATGACTATACCAGTGTTCAGAAGTATCCTCCAGAAGCACAACTTAAATATATGTTGGCACACCAGATGACCAGAATTACAAAAGATCGTGGTGCGTTGGTTCATGATGACCGTCTTGATGTTCTTGCAATGGCAGTTCAATATTGGGTTGACCAAATGGCAGCAGATGTAGATACTGAAATGAAAGACCGTAAAAGTAATCTTCTTGATAAAGAGTTGGAACGGTTTGTTGAAAATGCGGTTACTCTTGGAATTGGAAATTCTATAGTAGGACCAGATTTGTCCGTACCAGTTTGGTCCTAATAATGATTCGTTTGACAGAAAAGGCCGCTAAAAAGATAGTGAGTATTATGAAAGAACAAAAAGTTTCTAATGATACAGTAGTACGAGTAGGTGTCAAGGGAGGTGGTTGTTCTGGATTTACGTATACAGTAGATTTTGAAAGCTATAAAGGAAAATTTGATTTGAAATTTAATTCATTTGGATTAGGTCTTGTAGTAGATAAGAAAAGTCATTTGTATATTAAAGATACAGAAATTGATTGGTCAGATACTTTAAATGATAGAGGATTAAAATTTAATAATCCGTCAGCAAAGGGTTCATGTGGTTGTCGGACTTCATTCATGTATGAACATTTGGAGATTAAAAATGAAACAGGTCCAAGCTGGATGTGAACTTAAAATTTCTGAAAAGGCAGCAAATGTTTTTAAGGAAATGATTGAAGATGAAAATAAGAATATCGAAAATTCATATTTACGAGTAGGTGCAAATGCAGGTGGTTGTTTTGGATGGAAATATAGTTTAGATGTTGAAGATAAAGTTAAACCAGAAGATTTAGTTTTTACACAGAATAATATTAAATTGGTAGTAGATGGCTACATACTTAATGATATAATTGGAGATGTAGAAGTAGATTATAAAATAGGAAATTTAGTAGAACAAGGATTTGTTTTTAAAAGATTGAAGTATGAACATGTCTGTGGATGTGGAGAAAGTTTCACACCAATAAAGGATATTGTGGCAGATGGTAAACAATATTTAGGCTGGAAATAATGGCTTACAGCGAAAAGGTACTTGATCACTATGAAAAACCGAGAAATATTGGTAGTTTGGATAGTAGGAATGCTTCTGTTGGCACTGGTCTTGTCGGTGCTCCAGAATGTGGAGATGTTATGAAACTTCAGATCAAGGTTGAGAACAATCGGATCATAGATGCGAAATTCAAGACCTTTGGATGTGGTAGTGCTATTGCATCTTCTTCTCTTGCAACCGAGTGGGTGAAGGGCAAGACACTGAACGAGGCTATGACCATTAGAAACACGGAGATTGTCGAAGAACTCTCGCTTCCACCCGTGAAAATACACTGCTCGGTGCTGGCAGAAGATGCGATTAAAGCAGCAATCACCGACTATAAATCTAGGAGTCTTGATATTTAGGAGTAAAAATATGTTACCCTATCGCTATATGGATTTTAGAGGTTTCCCCCATAGGGGTTTTAAGGGCCGTCTCACACGCGCACATCACGCGGGGGTGTGGGGGGGTACCCGCGGGTCACGCAGGGACACGTAGGCGAGCCACGTGGGTCACGCAGGGACACGTAGCCGCACACGAGGCAAACCGCTGCCATTGGGAGCCGTTTGTTACGTTAGTGAGGGCCATAAAATGACGTTTGTTATCGTAAGTTTATTTCTGGTTTTATCTGTTTTTTTGTCACGTGCTATCGTAACATCTAGCCTCGCGTCACACGCGGGTACGTACAGGGACATGAGCGGACATGCAGAGACACATACAGGGACATGAGCGGACATGCATGGACACATACAGGGACATGAGCGGACATGCAGGGACACATACTTGAGCAAGCAGGGACATGCAGGGACACATACTTGAGCAAGCAGGGACATGCAGGGACACATACTTGAGCAAGCAGGGACATGCAGGGACACATACTTGAGCA